AATCTTTTCGAGCTTTATCTGCGCCTCTTTGTTTTTTAAGATTATAAGGTAAATCAAAACTTTGAGTTCCTTGCGTAGTAGTTGAAACTTGAATCAATGCACATTCAACTTTAATAAGATCAATCATGTCTTTCTGATGCTCAACAAAGTCAATCATTTTTGCGCCATCAGGTTGATTGTCATCAAAGTTTCTGGCAAACTTCAAATCTTTAATTGGAATGGAACATTTTCTTTGCATATTGTAATCATCGTTCATTGCTGCGCCAGCAAAGAATATGTTTTTATGATCAAATGCAGATTGCAACGATTCGTTTGCGTATCTAATCCATTGAGAGCTTGGCTTTCTTAAATAGACTATTTTTTTAGTCTGAAGATTATATTGATTTCTGGCTTCTCTCAATCCTGCATCATATTCTTGAGGATCATCAAAGTTTGCATCAATACAATCTAACTTAATACCCATTTGTTTAAATATTTCACTCTCATTACATGAGTTAATAAATTGAACACCTCCGTTATAGTCGGCTACAATAGAAACGATATTAAAATATGTTAATAAATAAGATAAATAAATAATATGACTCTTCAAGTTAGTTCCAGACATTGCGTAACTATGAACAACAGTTCCTCTAGGCTTATCTTTATCTCTTTTAATTAGAACCATAGCGAAATCATCAGAGCTTTCGCTTTCAGACCACGATGGGTCAATAGCCAAGATATATTCATCATCAGAAGACCCAATAACCTCAACGCTTTGGCCTTCTCCATCTGGTATTGTACATGCCGCCATTTTGCTAACTTTAAAATAGCCTGAACTATCGTCAGTAAACACTGCGCCAAATTCTCTTTCGAATTGAGATTCGCTCATCGTTGCTTTTGCCTGATTGATCAAATTCTGATCATATAATTGATCGGGAGCGCAGTCATAGCTAAAATGCATAATAGTCCTATGAGCGCCATCCTGATCGTTTTGATTCAATATTAATGATTCATATTGAGAGTATAGTTTAAACAAATACTCAAACCTATAAGAAGCAGAGGATAAACCAATGATTTTATTATTGGGCCATTGTTTCCTATCTTCTTCTGTCATCGTACCCTTTGCAATAAGTTTAGTTTCTAAATCATAAACCTCTTGACGCTCTGTAGGGTTAACAACAACAGACAAGAAGGGCATAATGACTTCATTCAAAACTTTTTCTGGCATCAAAAGAAGTTCGTCAATAATCATTCGTTGAAAACGAAATCCACGAAGCTTTTCGCCATCTCCTAGCGGCAAAGCTGTAATTTTACTTCTGCCAATCTCCATAGTCCATTGATCATTACTCTTAGAAATCCTAGTAATGGCTTGTGCAAATAATTCTGCTTTGGGGCTAAGACTAATTTCTTCCATTTTACTGAAAATCATCTTTGCTTGACGAAATGATTTACTAATTAAACCAATATGAACGCCTTGATTAAGCGTTGCATCTAATATCGCAAATACAGCAGTCGAGAATGATTTACTCATACCCCGCGACCATATGCCTAGAAAGTAATCCGTCTCCATCATAGCCTTGATAGACATGTGCTGGAAAGGAAACAGTTTTACGCCAGTTAATAATTCAGAGGCAAACGATGGGTTCTCTCTGAGAAATTTATAAAACAATATTTTGGCATCATGCTCCTCAAGGTAGCCTTCTTTAGCCATGATCTCTTTATTGATATCAGGAAAAGTTCTTCTTCTTTTTTGTATTCCAGGTTCCCAAGACATAATTTATAATTTTTTTGACCAAAAGTATTGAATATCAGTTTTCCACAAGGATTTTCCCAACACCAACAGCTTTGGTATAATTTCTACACTATCATTTCTAGATCCACTAAATACAAATTGACAGCAATCGCTATATTCTCGTTGCAGGTCTCTCATATTATGAAAGACGTACTTAAGATTAAACTTCTTATAGCTTTGCTTGTTGTATTCATCCATAGAATGAAGAGGAGCCTCTACAACCACGAATAGATAACAACCTAGACTTCTGCAACGATCAAGCTCCTTGGCAAATCTATTGTATGAATGCGTGACCGTTGCGCAGAAGTCACCGAAAGATTTTCTATCAACATGCGTATAGTTATAATGAGATCCAGCGACAGCATAGTCGCCTATATCTAGTTTTAAGATGCTAGATTTTTTAAATTTTAAAGGTTGCTGCTCTCTAGTGTCAATAAGAATATTTATATTGGAATAATCATCCCAGAACTCTTTTGGCAATTTTGAATTAAACATAGGTTCAACCAAACAATGCTTACAAGCATCCGTGTAACTGCCAAAATATTTTTTATAAACATCAATATCAGGCAAACCAACAGTCCAAAGCTCAATAGAACTTAAACCAGACTTCAAATTCTTGGTTTTTATTCTTCTGTTTAATATTTCAACGATATAGTTTTTGACTATTCCAAATGGGGCAGTATCACACCATTGTTTTAATTGATGCGGTTGTGAGAAATCCTTTTCAAAGTATTCTTCATAAGTTTTAAAAGGCAATAGTTCGCCAGTTAATTTGTTTTTGCGTTGAAAGTGTTTGACGTAGTAATCCCCAAGCAACATATCGTGTTTTTTGATATGTGCATGAAGGCTTTTCAAAGCATCAAATGATGCTTGGCATTCTTTACATTCAAATGACATCATCCATATTTACGCCTAAGACCCGCGCCTTCCATTCAGCCATGCCTTCAAGACGATGAGCTTCATCTTTGACTAATTCTTTTTGCATCTCTGCGATACGCACCATATTATTGCGTTCGTCTTGTTCTTGAAATAATTGAACTATTGATAAAATTGAAGCATTTTCTTTGTTCTTGCTTTTCATTCTTTCTGCTCGATCACCTTGTAGTTTTTTAGTAAGATTTTCGATTCTAGTTTCGCATTGATGATATTCGCTGCTCTTTGATTTAATAATCTCAGATAAACGATTAGTCATGTCGCTTTGATCATTAGCTTCATCAAACAATTCATTAAGTTTATTTAAATGTTTACTAACGACCTCCAGATTGATGATTTCTTTACAAACATTAAGGTAAAGATTAATTTCATCAGCAGTTAAGTCTGGCTTGTCCCAAGTTAAGCGAATAAATTCTTGTTCAAACAGATCTCTATCATCTTTGGATAGATAATTATTCATTACGCGAACAAAACGCGAATTGTTTAAATTGATCCCAAGTTTGTCGGCTCTGATTTTATATTGTCTATTAAGCTTATCTTCCTCTAACTCAGAACCAGTAGCGTCATTAATTTTCTTAATAATCCTAGATATTGATTTTGGGGCAATATAACTATTTAATAATCCCACATCTTGTGATGGCACAACATCTGGATTAACTTCGCGCAAAACATCTAGCACCGCTCTTTGCTCAATACTTAATGATTTAATTTCTTTATCGGGAAAGATTAATTCGGCAATTTTGAATGATGTTAGACCTGTTTTGGCCTGAGCAATTATGAATTCCTTTTCTTGGTCAGTAAATTCGATGCCCTCTTTCTTTTCTCGTTTAGTGGTATCAAAGGCTATTTCATTTTCAATTAAAAACTTCCTTACCAGCCTACCTTCTTTAGAGCGACCATCTAATTTATCATCTTTAAAACATTTTTGGGTCAATTCAATCAATGAATTAATTTCGCGCCCATGTTCTAATAGAAATGCTTCGTGTTCTTCAGTAAGTTTCATTTACGATGATGTCGTATTGTTTAATTATCTCTTCTGCTTTCTTTTGAAAAATAGATTTAAGATTTTTAACTTGTCTATATCCTGCTTTTCTTTTCTTTTCATTAGTTTTATAGCCCATAAATGCAGCCACTTCTTCCTCTGAAGAGTTTTGAAAAAACATCATGAGATAAGCCTGATAATGAATTACACTTAATTCCGCTTTCATGTATTCATTTAATTTTGAAACAGAAAGATCATATGAGAAATTGGTATCTACCTTGGAACTAATTTCACTAGTATGGTTTTCGGTAGAAAGTGTGATTTTTAAATCTAGCCCAGCCTTTTTATTATTAGCCCACTTATCATACAATTTACATTGGCTATCTTGAATGCCACTTGCTGTTACAGAGCAAGTATTTTCCCCCATATTAAATTGACAATTTACACAAGGGCGAACATAATTACCATAATGATTTCTGACCAGATTTCTAATTTGATTCGATATAATGCGGCCAATCCAAGGCTCCAAAGGGCGCTCTTGATCCCACATATGCCATTTCTTATGGATATGAATCTTAATGATCTGTTCGACATCTTCAAAATCAAACCAATTAATTGCATTAAGCTGCCATTTACTTTTTTGCTTTTTAATGGCTGCATCAATAATATCTGAATTTTGTTCAAATGTTTCTTTAAGATTTTTTTTCATCAATAAAGTCATCCACAGAACGTCTGCGTCTTGGTTTGAAAGAGTTGCCAGCGTCCTGTCCGAATAATGATCCAAAGTTGAAAGAGTGATTTCCACTATCAGATTCAATATCGACCTCTAGTTTCCTAATATTGGGAACATGAGCTACACTTGTCTCATCTTCATCGAGATCATCATAGTCAAAGTCTTCTTCCATATTTTTAGAAGGAGATGTCTTTTTTGCAACAGCTATAGAACCCAAACTATTACCACACTTCGTACAGAAATTTGGTTTCGCTAAGTTATATTGTATCTTGTTGCCACAACTAGAGCAAAAAATATGATTCATATCTATACATTAAGTATAAATACTAAACCATACTTTTTCAATAATGAAAGACAAATATCTTTTATGAATTAGCTTTTCGCAGCTTGAGCGTGATATAAATGTCGCATATATTTACACATTACTCAACCATTTAGTCTTTTGATAATGAATTTAAGTATTTCGCTTCTAACAATATCAGATTCTGTAAATGTAAAAGCACAAATTCCGTTACTTTGCGAAACAGGATCATTAAATATGCTAAACATTTGATTAAATCCTCCGCGACCATTAATATCGCTCTGCATAAAGTCGCCGCAAATGATGATTTTAGTATCTTC